CTCAGATCACACAGGTAGCGGTACCAACAATCGGGGAGAAGCGTTTCACAAAGCTTCAGTGCGACCATGTCGGAAGCACTTGACAGATCAATCGTAACAAATGATTGGTCTATCGATCCTCGTCGAGCCAACTCTTGGTTCTTCTCTTGGTGGTCTAGATCAACCCCCCATCGTTTTAAACGACGACGGATATAACCATCGACTCCTAATTGAAGAAACAGATTTAAAGTTGGTTCGATTGCAATTGAACGCTCAGTTATAGCATTCTTTGGCACGAAAGTGATTCTATTGCCATCGACGATATGAACAACATCATTCCAGAACGCCCGCATATCGAGCGGTAAATGCTTTGGAATCCCAAAGCGTTCCCGATACGAATCTTGGAGCGCACCAAACCAACGCTGATCTGTCTCGATGACAAATCGGGCATACCTGAATGCGGCGCTAGTACACGTGTACGGCCACTGAGCGAACTTATGATAGCTCGAACAGAAACCGTTCTTTGTGTCCAGCGAAGCACCAGGCCCATGACGTGACCTATCCGTCATCACACTCGCTGCTGGCAGTACTTCACCAAGCAGCTTTGACAAGAATGATCGTGCGTAAGTGAAAGCATCGATCGCCCAGTCCTCTTTCTCACTGACCAACTGTTTGTACCCGAAGGTATTATAGTCGGTACACGCTGCTTCTGCTGAAAGAAATTTCTGTTTTGCATTAGCAACACGTGTTTCTTTTTCAGTGGGGAATCGGAATTTTGCCAAAACATTGGACAATAGATAACGTACGCGTATTGCTACGAGATCGGTATCTGCAGGGTTGATACTCTGTAGGCCCCACACCTCATCGAGAGCAAGGTAACTTTCTAGGTCGCGATTTCTCACGATCCAGCTAATTAACCAGCGCTCATCGTCACTGAGGTACTGTCCTAGGTCGTCGGCTAACCAGCCGAGCACCCTCCATGGGTAATCCTTAGGAGGTTTTACAGACGTAACAAGTTTCTTACGCCTTCGGTTCTTTCTGGATTCGGCTGAAATTTTCATTGAGCCTCCTGTAACTATTGTTGGGATTCATCATCTTGGTTCTTTCCAATGATGACTCGTTTATAAAAC